AAAAAACGCGGGATGCCTACATATATCCCCGACAATTATGAGCTCGCCAAGAAAGTCTTGAAGATGTATAAAGGAGATAAGGAAGGTCTTATCGACAACTCTTGCCGTGAGTGTGTAACATTTCAATCGGTTAGCTACGATAAAGTGAAGTCTATCGGGGATTTCATAGAAAAAAAATTCATAGAGCCCGACCTCAATGCGGTACTCGCATCATTCGGCGCGACTGACGTAAAATTTTCAAATGTGAAAGGTCGGTCGAAGCTTACGTTTGTCTACCCTAAGAAGAAGCAGAGTCGAGTTTAAGATTTTTCTTGTATTCTTCCCAGTAAGCAGGTCCGTATGCGACAAATATTTCTGCTCCTTCCGGAATGTCTTTGGTGGCTACGAGAAAGACTCGATTGTTGTTTAGCTCCTGTATCTCGGCGTTGTTGTGGTATCCTTTCATCTTGACGTAGCCTTCTGCATCATTTGCTATTCCCGCGAGACACTTGGTTTTATAGCAGTCAAGTACTTTGCCGTTCGAAAGATTTATTAGATAATCTGCTGATATGTCGCCTGGCTTAGCATTGTTTGTTATCTCATCAGCCTTCTCGGCACTAATAATGGTGCCGGTATACTCATCTATTTTTTCGCCTTTGTGGAATGCTTTCTTTGCAAATAGTCCATTGCCCGCATTCGGAATAGTAGAAGTTTTGACCTCTAACCATTTGGCGAATTTTGGGTCGGAGCCATGCTTGAATTTTTCCGGTGCCGTCACATGCTTAGGCACATTATGGCTATCGTCGGGTCTGATTGCTTTTTTCTCTGCAATAAATTCGTCGAATGAAAATATTTTCATTTTATTTGTGGCTTATATCTCCAATAAAAGGTAATTTTATTGTTCTAAACATTTTTGATGCCTTGTCATAATCAGCCTTGCTCTTGAATTTTATGCCATAATCACCGTCTTCATCGGCTTCAACCGCGTTCAAGTCAAGAAGTACAATAGCTGTATTAAAAATATCACTCGCTCTAATTTTACCGCTTGATTTTGTATTAGCAGTCTGAAAACGCATTGTGTAAGTGTCCTCAACTTGTTCTTCAAAGAGCTCAAATGATGATATATTCTTAGGCATATTTTATATATCCTGTTTATAGCTCAAATTGTTCGCCACCAGTATCTGCACCTGGCTCAGCTGTGCCTAAATCTGCGCCAGGTGTCGCACCGCCTCCAGCAAGAGCGTCAGCTTCGCCCGCTGCTGTTGTCGGCGGAGCTGCGCCCTCGCCGCCAGCCGTAAACGCAGCCTGTCCCTCGTCTTCTTGCATCCAGAATCTCTTGTTAGTCTCGATGAGATTGGCTGGTAGTTTAAGTCCCCATTGAATGAGGAATTCGGGGTGAAAGTAATCTACTTCATTGCCGCCCTTCATCGTTTTTACTGCCTTCATAGCAGCTAAGAATTCTGCGCGTTTACTGTACAAGTCCATTTCCTTCATGTCTTCAAAAATGTTGTTCTTGTTAAATCGAACGCCAACTTGTCCTTTAAATATTTCATCATCTGCAAGGTCTGGGAAGTCAAGCACAAGCTGAAGATAGACAGGCTTTACAATTATTTCCTGAAATACCGAGCGGAGTCGATTTATAAATCTACCAAATCTTATTTCTTCTCTGTCAACAGCATCTACCGTCGATTGGAACAATCCGCCGTTTGTTGCTTTATCCCATCTACCGAATGGGATTTTGCTGTCCAGCTTGAACTTGTCCCAGAAGTAGGCAAGCGTGTCCATATTGGATAAGTCCGGGCCTTCTCCGCCCATTACTTCTATGGTTGTTTGCTCGCCACGGTCGTTGCCTGGTATCATGTAGTTTTTGAAAAACTGAATATTAGGCCGGCCATTTATGAATAGTTCGCCAGAGTCGTTATCAAGTCTCACATCCTCTTTGTATATGGACATTAACTCGCCGAGGGACTCTTTCGCTTTCTGCGGAGATTTGGAGCCTATAGGGACTACCATTTTTAACCGGAATGACGCATTCATCACGTTCCATATAATTCGCGTGTGCTCCATAATCCGCAGTAAGTTGAACGAGCGCACAAGCCGTTCAACGTATGATACGCGTGATATAGTATTGCCTTTAGCATAAGCAATATAGATGACCTGTGAATCGTATAGCTTTCGCTTCATTCGCAGGTCTTCTTCGTATTGCCACCAGATGTTTTTGAAGGTGCCGTCTGCTTGTTTCTCAACGTCCGGTCGGATACTCATTGGGTCGAGCTCCTTGAATCCGATTATCTTCTTTCCTTTGTCATTATAAACAATTTCAAACGCCAAGAACCCGTCGACAAGAAGTTGATACATGTATTGCCAAGCGGTGATGTCATCGTTGAATCGCCAGTATGCGTATATCTTATTGAATGTTTTCTCGTAAGCATCAATGATGTCTTCTTTAAGGTCCATGTTAATGGTGGAAGGATAACAAAAATAGTTTTGTTCATCTTGTACGATACATTCATCAGTAATAGTGTCTAACGCCCACTGTACTTCACCGTTCATCGAGAATTTTCTTAGAAAATCTCTCCTGGTCTTGTAGTCTTTGTCAAAGTGCGCAATGTACTTCTTTACGGATGTATCTGACATCGCCAACGCGTAAGTGAGCGTTTCGTTGGGAATAACACCTTGCTTCATCAGCTGCGACTCTGTATAGCCGATAGCATGTGAATTTTTTACAACCATGTCATCATATCTAATGCCAAGGTTAGCTATTTCGCGAATTCGCTCCTGTATTGTGGATAAAATTCTGTTTTGTGAAAATCGGTCGAGAAATCCTGCCAATGTATTATGATATTATTTTTTGGACGCTTTTTCAGTCTTCCACTTTGGTATTTCAACCTTTTGTGGTTTGTTCCATGAAGGTTCTGCCTCTAACTTATGCTGCGCCTTTTTCACGTACTCGGCGTACGTCTTTGCTGTATTTTTCATAGCACCAGTTTGCATCCCGATGAGAGAGCTCCAGTCACTGTAATCGACAATCGATACTTGCCGTATTTTTGCACGGTCGAACGACGTAGCAGCCGATTGCCATCCACATCGACCGAGTTGCAATACAGCGTCGCTCCAGGTAAAATTAAGGGGCTTTGTCCGTTGTCCTTTACCGGCAAGCTCCTCGTTCTCATTCAGCTGAGCTTGGTGTACATCAAAAAATCGGTCAAGAATAAATTCTCTGAATTTTGGTGGTACAAGCTGTAAGTCGATGCCTGTTTCCATATACTTATGGTCCTGAATAAATCCGCCCATCGATAGAAATAAAGGCCGTGTGTTGTCACGTTTTTCATTTACATATACAAAGCAATAAATGGTGCCGGCCTTAAAAGGCTCACCGCGATACTCTATTTCACCTGCATTTGACCCCTTTGTATATTTTTCAAAGTATGTCTTAGTAGCATCTTTTTGTGCCTTTTTTGCCGACCCACAATCATGTATAAATGACTCCCATACCTTTGACGGCCTTTCCATTTTTATTATACGTTTAGGTCTGCTTTCTGTTCTTCTATATATAGAAACACATCCTTAGCGTATGTCAAGTATAAAAAATCTAAAACCGAATCCAAACGGTCCGTATAAACAAGGATACTACAGTCTGCAGAATCCTGATAAGTATATTGGAGACAAGTCTCGTATAATTGCTCGTTCATCTTGGGAAGCAAAATTTATGAATTGGTGTGATAGTAATCCTGCCATCCTTCAGTGGAGTTCGGAGCCGGTTCCAATTCCATACCTATCTCCTATTGATAATAAAGAACACAAATATAATGTTGACTTCTGGGTTAAGACATTAAAAAGCGGAGCAGAAGAACAATGGTTGATAGAAATTAAGCCGTCGGCCCAAATGAAACAGCCAAGTAAATCTTTATTGGAGGGTAATCGAACATTGAAAAAGATTACAAGGTATAATAGGGAATTAAAAACATTCATAATAAATTCTGCCAAATTTGATGCTGCTAAGAAATTTGCAGAGGCACGGGGAATGAAGTTCGGAGTAGCTAACGAGAAATTTTTGTTTTAAAATAAGAAGGGCGCATTAAAGCGCCCTTTTCTTAGATGTTGTAGATTGAATCATGCGAAATTGATATAGGTACACCCATATCCGCGTTGTACAATTTTTTCCATCCTTTAGCGAAACCGTTCTTGGCTATTTGAGAATAAAACGCAAATGCGTTTGTAGACTTCTCTTCGTTGAAGCGGTCCCAGTATCGTAGTAGGTCTTCTATAGCAGATGCTATGCAGTCCTCCC